CCAATAGTTTATGGTGAAATTTTTACAGGAAGTGTTGTAATAAGTGGAGGAGTAGATACTGAACAGGTACAAGCATGACAAAAAATAATAAACCAATTAAAGGTGCTGGTGGTAGACCTTCTCCTCCCCCTCCAAGACAACCAACTAGAACTCCTGATACTTTACATAGTAAACAGTTTGCTACTTTTCTTGACCTTATAAGTGAAGGAGAAATAGAGGGAAGTGCTTCCGCATCTAAAGAGGGGATTACAGATAAAACATCTACTGCTTATACAAATGCGTATTTAAAAGATGTCTTTCTTAACGATACCCCTGTCTTAAAATCGACAGCAAGTTCGTCTAGTCCAGCAACAACTGATTTTAATTTTCAAAATATTACATTTAATTCTCGTTTTGGTACGAGCAGTCAAACAAAAATACCTGGCATAGAGAGTAGTCAATCAACAATTCCTGTAGGAGTTGAAGTTACGACAAGTGCTCCTGTTACAAGACAAATCACAAATACGAATGTTGATGCTATAAAAGTATCAATAACATTTCCGCAACTGCAAAAAGCAACAAATGAAGGTGATTTATTAGGATCAAGTGTTTCTTTAAAAATTGCGGTTCAATATAATTCTGGTGGTTTTACCGATGTAATATCTGACACTATTACAGGAAGAACTGCTGACGCTTATCAAAAAGATTATAGAGTTAATATTACAGGTTCTTTCCCTGTTGATGTCCGAGTAATAAGAGTAACAGCCGACAGTACAGATTCATCTCTTATAGATGTTTTTCAATTTACAAGTTTTACAGAAATTATTGATGAAGCATTTACTTATGACAATAGTGCGTACAACTCAATAAGATTAGATTCTCAATTATTTAGTTCAATACCAGCAAGAAAATATAGGATCAGAGGAATAAAAGTAAGAATCCCTGGTGCAGGTGCAAGTGGATCTGGTACTCCAACAGTAGATAGTGCTACTGGTCGCATTGTGTACCCAGATGGATATATTTTTAATGGTGTTATGGGAGCAGCAACTTATACAAATTGTCCCGCTATGTGTTTATTAGATTTGCTCACGAACACTAGGTATGGCCTGGGAGATCATATAACTGACAGTACTTTAGATTTATTTTCTTTTGTCAATGCGAGTAAATTTGCAAATACTTTAG